TCTGCTCTCTGATTTCCTCTTCTGTCAGTTCCTTCTGGCCCTCGCTCTCCTCCATCGCATCGGAGTAAGACTGTTTGCGGTACTCGACCGGCTTAAAGCCCTTTCCGAATCCAAGGCCAATGGAGTTGTAGACCGCATTAAATGTCGCCTCGTTGATATAGCAGGACATCCTGTACATCAACTGGTCTTCTTCTTTGACCTTCAGTTTGTGGGCTTCGATAAAGGCGTTTACATCCCGTGGTCCAAAGCCCGGACTCCAGAAGAGTTCATAGGATACTCCAAGCGCAAGTGCCTGTGGCAGACATTCCGCATCTATCCATTCACGGAAGGACGGATAGTCTGTTATGCTTCTGCGCTCTTCTTTCTGGTCTTCTTTGCGGTTGCTGTCGGAGCCTCGTCCTTCGGTTCCTCCTCGGCCTTCTCGATCCTGGCCTGGAGTGCCTTGAAAAAACGGCTTTCCTCCATAGCTTCGGACATGGCAGAGATGATTGCATCAAAGTTGCCGTTCTCAATGACATAGTCCTCGGCTGCCCTGTAAGGATCTACGATGTCCCGGCAGGAGATGCCTATGTATGCTGCGATGGAGTTAAGCTGGAGTTCTCCAAGGTCCGCAATCTGTATGTGGAAGCGTCTCTCCATGTCGCACAGTTCCCTGTACCCAATGGTTGCGCCCTCGTATTCGGTTCCGTAAATAGTAAAAGTTGCCATGTATCATCCTTCCCTCCCTTATTACAAGGGAAGGGGCAGTCCGAAGACCGCCCCATGTATTGACTTGGGGTTTCCCCCAGAAGTCACCTGTTAAGTTTCTTTCCCCTCCTCTCTAAGGAGGAACGGATTTACTGCACGGTAGGCTCAACGCCGGTATCCAGACCGTGATAGTCGGAAACGGTGATGGGCACTTCGACCTGAAGGACGGTGTTTACACCAATCTCAGGCATACCGATTTTCTGCGGAGGTTCGCCCTTAAAGAAGAATCCCTTGGTCAGATAGGGGGACCAGACCTCGAACCACATCTCCTTGCCGTCTTCCTTGGCAGCATTGTATGCGGCAATCATGCCTTCGATCTCGGAGGTAGTACCGTCTGTGAGGTTGAAGGTCAGAGTGGTGGAACCCAATTTGTTATCCCACCGGCTTTTTATCCGGCGGTTCTTACAGTTTCCTGCAAGTTCAGCATATCTTTTCATCCTCTTGGGATGTCGCGGCCTCGTGGAGGGATTATATCTTTTCACCCTCTATGCGTTGCCCCTGGACATGGTTCCCATGCCCTTCGGTTCTGATTCCCTTGCCTTTCGGTTTAGGGTCCCAGTTTAGTTCCGCGATTTTTCGAAACGCATCGCTGCGTTAAGCGGCAATTCCCTTACCGGTATCGCCAATACCGGCGACATACTTCTTGATTTCGTCTTCCAGAGCGGTGGCATCCAGGTTTTCGTTGGTAATCTGGAGTGCGCCAACAGATACGCATCTCTGGAGCATCTTATAGCCTGTGGACGGCCTGGTTCCGGCAGTAGATTCAGCCGCATAACCGACCTTCATCTTCAGCGTGGAAATGCCAGCAGCAGTAGTTGCCATGATGCAACTCCTTTCTGCGCTTTAAGCGCAACAAAAAGGCATCAAGGATTTTCTTCCTCGATGCCGTCATCTGTAATGTCTGTATCGTCAACTCCGATATTGCGTCTGTACCGTGCGACAACTCTGGTCACCATGTCTCTGGATAAGCCTCCTTTGGGCGTAAAGTAAGACTCAAAGCCCATGGAAACCATCGCTCTCATCACGATAAACGAGATGTCCTTTGCTTGGTCTTCAAGGGGCGAATAGACCTCGCATTGGAACCTCGCAAGCAACGCATTGACGGAGGTGCCGTCAAGTGTTAGTCCGGCTTGGTCAGAGTCGATTTGCCGGAAGTAAACTGTTGGGAACTCGGCGGAGTGATTCACTTCCTGCTGAGTTGTAAAGTATATCGTTTCACCGGGATACCTCTCCGCAAGGATCGGTTTCACGATGTTACGCATCTTTGTAAAGATTATGCCTTCAATCGAGGCATACCAGAAATCTCTGTCTATCATACGGTGGAGTCACCTCCCAGTTTTCCGTCATTCCATGCAAGCGTAGCAGCTGCCCTGACATAGTTCGGATTTGTGCGGATTTTTTCAGTCGCTTTGAGTACTGGCATGACAGCCTTTGTACCTTCGGAGTAGTGCCAGCCACCGTCTTCCCACTTCCACCATTGCCGTGTACCAAGGCCCTTGCCGTAGTCACCGATGGTGTACCCAAGTTCTTTTCCTTTGGGATGAGGTGAGCCATGAGGAGTGCCGTTGAAGTGTACACCGGCACCGAACTCGATGAACAGGAGGTCTTCGCCGGTCGCAGTCATCTCGCAGCTGGCAGTCAGACCAGACTTGCCCTTGCCAACTCCGAAGCTGACGGTTGAAGGATCGGATGTTTCGAAGTCATACTCAGCCGGTTGGAAGTCATCCTTCAGGGCTTGCTCTGCGATAGTTGTTCCAAGGATTGCAAGGTTTTTGCATAGCGCAAGGTTTCTTCTTGGCAAGGCCCGCTTGTATGCCTCAAGCCTATCAATTGCCTTCTGGCATCCTTCTGGAGATAACTCCAGCTTTATCGTCTGTTTGACAGCCATGCTACCACCTCCTATGTCAGCGTATGGTCTGCGGTGTTGACGCAATCAGTCCCCCTTATGCTGTCCTTATGAGTGACAGCACAGACACATCTGGATAACCCGTTGATGTTATTCTGATATAACTAGCATTTGACGGAATCTCAGAGCCAGACAGAGTACCATTGCCAATGTTGCTATCGTTAGGATCTTCAGTGGTATCGTTATATATATAGATGCTACTGATAAACGTCTTGTTTGAATCGTAAAAAGCCAAGTAAAACCATCTGCACCCTTTGTAGCTGAACGTCATGGAAGGATCTATCAGCGTAAAATCAGAGCACGAATACCACTGTTCTGCCACCGCTTCACCACTGGAATTAATGACATAATCGTTAGTGACCTTTGTGAAATCAATCAGCTGAGTATTAAGCGGAATATTTGCAGGCTCATACCATGTCACACCATCAAGCTGTGCCAATGTGACTGTCTTTCCATCCACTGTTGTGGGAGTATAGGCAGTTATCATTGTCCCAAGCAAAGCATTGTCATAGTAAACAGGAATCGTGGTGTTGGTGTTGTCTGAAAACTCCAGATAAATCTCATGTTCAGTTGCAGAACCACCGCTCGTCCCTTCTATTGTTACATTTCCATCTCCACTAGCCGAAATATCGGTGAAATCAAGAGTTTCAGAGCCAAGGCCAGTCACGATAGCCCCGTTAGCCAAATGTCCGACCTTTCCGGCTACTATGTCATAGGCAGACGTTACTGTATCTGTTGAAAGATCGATTAGAACAGAACCGTCACCTCGTGCTACTTTATTGACTGCCATGGCTCCTCCTTTTAGCCGATAGTAACTGTCTGTCCGCCTGCGCTGTTATCGCTATATGCAACCGGTATGGCCGCCACAGTAACAGCAGACAGATAGTCGTATCCGTTGTCGGGCTGAATGGTCTGGCTAGACCATGTGGGAGTTGCGCTCTTAGTCTGCGCTGTGATTGCCTCACCGGAATATGTGCCGGTCACGCCAAGAATCTGCACACCGGACTTGATATTCCCTGCGATGATTTTGTTCTGCTCGGCAGTCGCAATGCTGACCTTGCCGGAACCATCATGATAGCCTTGAGGAACTGTATACTGCCCGGCTTTGGTCGAGATGGAGCCGGTCACCCCACCATTGTTGGTCATCGTGCCGGTCAGAAGTGCGCCTCTGGCATGAGCAGTCTTTCCAGAAAGGATTTCGGCGACAGCAGCCGTATCATCGGAAGTATCACTGTCATAAGTGCAGGTACCTGTGATTGGCGCACCGTCTTTGCCGTGGGCAGTAACGCCTTCCAGAAGGTCTGCTGCGGTGATAGTGTCGGAAGTAAGGTCCATGAGAGTAGTACCGTTCGACAGCACTACCTTGGATACATACTGGTTAGCCATAGTTTATAACTCCTCCTATGTAGACCGTCCTGCCTCCTGCCGGGTTGCTTACGCTCTCGACCTGGATAGGGTTGACTGTAACATCATCGGTCATGTATCTGTTAGTGGTGGCGAGGACCGTACCATCGAAGTCTGGGTCCACATCGTATGCCCCTGTATATGGGGTATATCCTCCGTCAAACCGTGTGATGGTTCCGGTGACGGACGATGCGGAAGTCAGTCTGCC